TAGTCCGCATTGCTCTCGCCGTCTAACTGCTTGACCGTTTGACGGACGGCATCGCCGCTATACTTGCCGATAAAGTCGATCAGGAAATTAGCCACCTCCTGCTCATTCTTGCCCCGAAGCTGTCTAAGCCCTTCCTTGAAACCGTATTCTCTACGAACGCGGTTTGCCGTTCTCAAAACATTTATCGCATCAACGCTTTTCTTTAAGATTAAATCGCCCGCAATGCCGCCGGTAACGCCACCGATCATTTCAGAGGTAATAGCAGGCACCATTTCTCCCGGAGCATATTGTTCCGCTTTACCCCGTAAGTAGCCGCTACCTGCGGAAGCAAAAGCTTCCGCGCCGATAAATCGAAACGGTCTGTTGTAAGCCTCTTCCGAAAGCCTCTGTAGCAAGTTCTCTGTGCCGCGAGTAAACTTAAAGCTGCGCGGGACTACAAAGCCTTTTTTGGGGCCCTTGTAAACTACGGGTGTAAACTTATCGACCACGGTCAACGCGCCAAGGCTGGTCTTGCCGGACAAAGTAAACGGCAACAGGGCTAGACCGATGTTTTCGGTAGTCACCTGACCCGCCATGTTTTTATACGCGCTGCTAGGCAGAAGAATGGGCTCCTGACCAAGCATTTCCTCTGTAAGGTAAGTACCAAACTCGGAACCGCCATAAGCTGCAACAGTTCCACCTACTATGGGAGCAACAATTCTGGCACCAAGTTGCCACGGCGTTACAGGGGTTGCCGTAACGGGGTTGACTTGCATTGCAGTATTAGTCGCAGTAGCACCTGCCCAAAAAGCACCTGCGATAAACAGACCGGGTAAGATGCCGCGTTTACCGCCCTCAGTGTATGAACCGGGCTGGAATGGACGGCCTTCCATATCATAAGCAAATAGTTGCAGAATTTGTCCGTCAGTTAGTTTTCTTTCTTCTGGCGGAAGGTCCGCGAACTGCGGTAGTTGGCTGAAGACACCTGCGGTGCCCTCCTTCAAGCCTTGATAGCTCAAATAGTTGGGGTCGCTAGGGTTTTCCAGCGCAAGAGTGCCGGACAGCATCTGGGCAAAGCCCTGCTCTTGGTCTTTCCCGTCACGGCGGAAAATGTCGAAAAGTTGCTCCGCCTCTTCCTTTTCAAACTGAGCGAAAGGGTATGGAACATCAATCTGTGGTGCTGGATCGGCCATTACTTTTTACCCCTGTTTACTGCGTCCTGCATAATGCTTTGAGCCCCGCTCATCACTTCCGGGGATACTCCCGAATCTTCGTCTCCAGACAAATTAACTCCCGGAAGCAGGGACAGCAACCGCTGGATTTCTAGGTTGTTAGCAGTAATCGCATTCCGGTCAGCCGGAGCAAGGTTGGTCTCAAGCTGTTTAAGGTTATGCCGATACTGTTGCATAGCCAACTGCTTAATCTGAATAAATTTTCTGGCTTCGGTATCAGGGTCAACAAGGAAGGCTTCTGGCTTGGGGAACAACTCGGCCACTGTAGCCATTTCAGCAACAGGGAAGCGGTTGTTAACCACCAGAGCAGAACGACCAATTACCCGTACACCGCGCAGGTACTGACGAGCTTCCTGCGTTTCGCGACCAAACTCTGAGACCCAGTTTGGTTTGATAACTGGCGGGATAAGGGAACTAGCACCATCCAAAAGGGCTGTAAAGTTGGAGTAGAAGCCTGTGCCCTTACGAGCCATTGCCAGAGAGTTTTTAACGGCAAGCAAGTCGTCAGCATCGACGCCCTCCATGCCAGTGAGGTCACTAAGGATCCGAGCATCCAAGTCACGCAGTTGTGCGGTAGCGGCAACTTTAGCCGCCTCGTTCTTATGCACTTCGTAAGTCGTTGTATCGCTGACAGGGAACGCACCTGATGGAATTTTTTGAATTTCACCATTTTCATCAGTGTATGTGCGGCCTTTATCGTAGCTGAGCACAATATTGCCATCGACCAAGTAGCCCTTCGGCGATACTTCTTGGCCAATATTAGTTATAGTCGCACTACCCGGCTTTTTCTCAGCAGCCTCGTTAATGCGCTTTTGAACCGCAGGCCAAGTAGGACTGTTGGTATCCACAACCTGCTCAACCCCGTCAATAGTGACCTTGACCAGTTTTGGGGTGCTTTTCTTTTCTACACCCCAGATAACAACTGGGTTAGATGGGTCTGTAACATCCACAAAGCGACCCAACGCATCCGTCTTAATCTCTGTTTTAGGTGTAATACCCATCAACCTGTTTTGAACATCCGGAGGTTGAGCAAGGAAATCAGCCTTGCTCATCTTGAACTTGTCAAAGTAATCCTTGTCCGTGAGCGTCGGAAGACCGAGCTTGAACCGCTGATCTTCTTCCGATAACGCCTTAAACTCTTCTGGCATCATGTTGAACTTCATAAAGAAGTCTTTTGAAGTTACCACAGGTAGGCCACGAACAAAGTTCTGATCTTCTGGGCTAAGTTGGCCAAAGGCTTGATAGCTGAAGCCGAACTTCATAAAGAAGTCACGCTCGGAAATAGGTGCCGGAGGTGTTGGCCCGGTAGGTATGTTAGTCGGGAGAAGGCCCGGATTTTCCTCAAGTAAGGCATTCATTTCAGCAAACTGATTTTTGTCCGCAATGTTAAACATCTTTGAATAACCGTAAGGAGAAATACCCCCGACCGTTTTACCGGTTCCGTTATAGACCACTTGGAAATCAGTCTTTTCATCAGACGGAGCTTTGGGCGTTCCGACGTAAGAGCCTTCAACATTTTTCAACGCCTTGGCCAAAGCGTTGTTTCCAACATCTGAGTTAACATCAAAGGACGCAATAGCTTTGCCGTCAGGAGAAACAACGGTCTTGTATTCTGGACCCTTCGTCGAAGGCTTCGGAGGAGTGCCAATATATGAACCGGGGTTGTCTTTTTGAGCGGCTTTAAGTTGAGCGTATTCGCTAGTGTTGTTGACATCAAACGTGCCAATAACTGCGCCATCCGACCCAACAAGATTCTCAATTTTTGGGGTTCTGACTGAAGCCTTAATGTTAGCCAAATCACGAGCTTCTTTAGAAGCAACCTCTGCCGCCAGCTTAGTTTCAGACGACTGCAACGCCGCCAAATCAATAGCCCGCTCTTCTTTCTTAGCCGCTTTCTGCATTTCAAGCTGCTGTTGAGCACGTGCGCCAATAGTTTGTGGCAACTGAGTTTTTGTAGCCGCCAAAGCTAGACGCTCGGCAGGGCTTAGCCCACGCCGTTCACCTTCCATCGGTGCAGCAAAAGTCAAAGCGGTATTAGCAATATCAAACAGCATCTGCGCCTGTGTCAGACGCTTCTGCTCTTCAAGGTCCGCGGTGCGTGATGCGGCATCACCCAACCCGTATTCACGGTAAAGCTCTTTCTGCGCGTCCATCAACTGACGCAGACGACTACCGTCGCCTTGTGTGGGGACATTAGCGTTAGGCGTGGAGCTAGCAGCGTCTATCGTAGCTCTTAAATCTTGAGACTGAGTAGGCGTCATTCCTACACGAGGTCCCAGAAAAGGCTGGATAGCCTCGAAATCTACACCACCGTTTGCAAAATATTTGACTGGCTGGTTGTCTCCGCGGCGGACCAGCCCGCCTTGATTAAAATTTACGGGAGGCGGTCCCCCCATACCCGCAGGCGGCATAGGCGCAGCTTCTTGCGGCGGCGGGGCTACAGTAGACATAATGCCTTCTGCCATCGCACCTTCCACCGGCTCAGTCATTTCTTGCTGAGCTAGAGCGCCAATGCCCTGATCTGTAGAAGCCAACATAATGGACGGTTGAGCCAAAGCCAAAACAGACTCAGGAGTTTGCGCGGCGTCTTCTGGGCCGACAATCTCAGCCAATTCTTGACGGCGCTCTGGAATAGTAGCCTCATCACCGCGCATCATGTTCATCATTTGCTCAAAATCTTGTGCATTTTCCAGATCGCTAATACCTGCCCCAGCTTGTGTCAGCATACCTTCAAGGATTGCAGGATCTACTGCTTCAGCACCAAGAGCTTCCATCTGAGGAGAGGGTGGGGTAGTCGCTGTCATCGACGCAATACCTGCGGCTTCTGGAGGCATCATGCCAGCCATACCACCTTCTTGCTTGAACTCAACGCCACGACCCATCAGGATGTCTCTTTGCGTAACTCTACCATCGCCACTAAGATCAGGGAACGCTGCCCCACCTTGAGCGAACATCTGTCTCTGCATTACACCTCTGTTCATCATCCGAATAACCCCGCTTTGGCAGCACCGCCCGCGGCAGACAAGCCTGCGATACCCAATCCTAGAAACTGTTGCGCTGGCGAAACGCTTGGTGAAGTTGCTGTCGCAATAGTTTGTTGCGTAGTCGGTGCGCCTTTATAAATATCCGACAGGAATCCATACCGTTGATACGGCTCATACAACTGTGAAAGATCGCTTTGACGTTTAGCTTCAAGTTCAGCTTGTTGCTGACCCTGTTGCTGTTTACCAAGCTCAAACTGTGTCTGAATGTCTGTGAGAGCTTGCTTTTGGGCGCTCTCACCTAAAGCAGCCTGACGCAAACCAAGCTGACTCAACTGCTCTCCAGACTGAAGACCTAGTTGACCAAGTGTTTGTCCAGCCTGCAACCCAAGACTGCCGATACCTTGCGCAGCCTGTAACGTGCGCCCAAGCTGCTGCTGTGCCGCCTGCTGAGCTTGCAAAAAGTTTTGAGCCTGCGCCTGCGCCAAGGCCGAAGCACGGTTTCTCTCGTTTTCCGCCTGCAAAACAGCCGCACGGCTGCCGCCAAAAGCACTGGGACCGCCGGGCTGACCCACGGCCTGCGCCTGCGCTTGTGTTTGACTAATGTCATAGCTGCGATTAATTTCATCTTGAATGGCCTGTTGATACGGGTTCATGTAAGAAGCCATCATGGCCGCATCAGGAGCCATTGCCCCCAAACCATACATTGATGTCGCCGTGCCAAAGGATGGCCGAATTACGTCTGTGGCTTCACCATAAGCGCCACGAACAAAAGGAGTGGCTTCCCCCATGGTGTAACCCGCCTCTGTCAAATAAGGCTGGTACCCGCCAATTCCACCCGTAGCAGGGGACGCCGCACTTATTGCCTGTTGTTGCAGGCCGGACATAGCGGCAACTTGTTGTTCTGGTAAGGTAATAGGCTGGTCTGCAAGCTGTTTAGCCGATTCCAACAAGCCTATCTTATAGGCTTCAATTTCGGGGGCTTCCCGAACTATTTGTACTTGAGTATCTGTAGCCATTACGCGAACGCCTTTCCACGAGCCTCAAGACCACGCATCATATCATACATATTATTAATGCCTTGATTGAGGTCACCGTTTCCTAGACCTTTTACTGCGTTAGTCGTCATTACAAATTCTCCCGGCATCAACATAGCGCGAACACTATCTTTTCTGGGTACACCCTCATCCGGCATAATGCCACCCACTCGACGCGGGAAAATTTCCCCGCCTTCCGCAGCATAAGTAACAGGAGGCCGCAAGAAAGGGTTAATGTTTTGAACAGGGCCTCCATATACAGGGCCTCCATATATAGGATAGTCCGTTCCAACGGTAGTATTTCCTGCCGCATATTGCGGAGTTTCATCGGGAAGCCGGTACCTGTCCGGGTCGTTTTGATACAAATCCATGCCTGTCTGCGTATTTACCGAAACATCGTCCTCTTCTGGTGCGGTAAAGAACCCGCTTGCTGCAAGAGCGCCTGTTCCAAGCGCGGCGGCAGGCCCATATGTGCGTAGAAAACCCGGGCTCATAGAAGCCGCTGTTACCTTGTCCATAGCCGCAGCCCCTATCTTAGAAGCTTCTGCCGTGGTCATTCCCGGCAGGCTCATTGCATTATTGTAAGCGTCAGTATATGCCGTGTTCTGCGCCAAACTAACTTGTTCCGGTGTTGGGCCAGAAGGTAAGAAAGCTTCGGCGATATCGCCCTGCTTAATGCTTTCAACAAAACCTGACGGCTTGTACGGTTCTGGCATTACGTCACCAGTAAGTACTGTGTCAGTGCCGCCTGTTGAACCAGTAAGTACTGTGTCAGTGCCGCCTGTTGAAGAAGACATTGGAGTGGTCGTAAGCTCATCTGGCAAAGATGCTTGCGGGGTAGGCGCTGCGGCATACGGCGTAAACACCTGTCCAAAACCTTGACCTTGAACGGCGCTAGAAATACCAGAACCAAGTTGACCCATTCGTCCAAGCGGATCAGCAAACGCGCCCGTGACACCTTCGGTAAATGTACCGCCGCTTAATGAGCTACTTACTCCAGAGAACAAAGCTCCGCCTGCCCCAGCAATTACCCCGGCTTTTAAGGCATCTTTTAGATCTCCGCCTTGGATCAGTGTACCAAGACCTGAACCTAATGCGGCCCCATAAATCGGGCCTAGTGGAGTGAAAGAAAGCGCAAGAGGTAATATAACAGGTAAAGCCTTTTTCAAGACCTTGCCCACAGACTTAAACGCTTTTTTGACGCCCTTAAATATTTTCTTCAGGAAAAACTCAGGCAGACCCGTGTCAGGGTTTAATGAGTTTGCGTCTGAACCCACAACATAACGCTCAGGGTCTTCGACACCCATTTCTCGTAGATGGCTAAAAATAGACTCTTTGAGTTCGGGGTTATTTTGGATAAGTGCCTTTGGGACAACCAGTTCGCCAGTTTCCGCGTGAATAAGCTTGTCGTCGCCATACCTGCCGTAAGACGCCATTTTAACAGCAACATCAGAAAAATTAGCAATGCCTTCGTCACCAAACTGTTTTTGGGCATCATTAGCGTCCATTGCGGCAAGCTCTTCATCTGAAACGATAAAGCCCGCAATGCCGCCTTCTGGCATTAATTCTTCTTTTAGTGCTGCTTCTGCCATTATCCTGCTCCACCACCCATTGCTTCAGGCACTGTGACTTGTATGATTGTACTTCTTTTTTCGCTTCCTGTCCACGGGTTGCCGCAATTAGGGCAATTTCCAGAAGGGTAAGACAAAATCTCTTCCGGGGTGTCAACTTCATTTGGGCAAGATGCACAACTTACAACATCTCGACTTGTTGAAGGTTTCCATTCACTGCCGTCCGGCATCACAAGGGTGTCGCTCATTTTTTATCTCCTTCAACAAAGTTTTTTACTAGTTTTTTTGGCTCATGTTACTATCTTTACGGTTCCAGCGTCGTTATACAACGCTCCTGTCTCTAACCCGGTGGCGGATGTAGGCAAGTCCGTCAATGTTATTTTTGTAGCGCGTAGCTCTCCCGGCGTTCTCTCTTGCTGTATAAACAACTCCAAAGAACGAAGGAGGTCCTGCATATAAGTTATACTATATTCTGCTGGAGCATCTGGTAGTCTGGGTGGAGGAACTTGAACAGATGCCATCTATCGTCTCCCGTCTTCTCGTAAATCTATTCGAGGGCTCCCTAGTTTCCACTTGCTGCCCAAAGCGTCAGAGTCTATTCGCAAAGCAAAAGAACGTCCCCGAGCCCGTAGATAAAGCTGCTCAGTGTATTGCTCAACCGGGCTAGTTGCCGTCCTAGTTGCCGTTCCTGACGCAGTGCTCCCAAAAGTTCCCCCGGGGAAATTACGAGCTTTTACCGTAAAAGTGGCTTGAGGCGTACTTAATGCGGTAGATCCGTCAAACGTAAGATCTGGTATAATTCTACCAATTAAAGCAAACTTATCTCCGTCCCCAATGTCAATAACAGAGGACTCAATGAAGGACTCCATAGCAGATCCGTCATCGTCATAACCAAACTCGTGGTTGTACAAATATCCTCCAGCCGCAGCAATAGGGAAGGTCCGTGTCCCGCGATCAATCCAAGCCGTTCTTCCCAACGAGCCAAAATACCAAACTTTTTCTAGGTAGTTGTACGTCACATAACTATCGTTTTCACCAGTCCCGCCGTTTGCAACGGAGTTTGTTTGAGAAGGGTAGAACCACGTTACTTCGCCAAACTCTGAATTTATCCCAGAAGTGACTTTATCAACCTGCGAAAAATCAAAGTCGTTAAACACTTTATCCTTCACGGAACACGGCAATTGTTGTGTTTGGCCAGAATAAACGTAGAAATTGTCTAAGCCCATCCAAAAAACAACGTCTTCTGACGCAACGGCGGCGTGTGGCCCAACTATTGTTATGTTTGAAGCTAGAAGCTGAATACCAAAGGTGAAAGGCGGACCAATAAAACGCAACGAGTGAAGCGCCGTGTCTGTCCAAACCAGAACCTCACGTTTGGTTTCTACGGCTTGAACAAACTCCGAACCGGACCCTAACCGCAAATCCCCGGCGGTATTTGTGGCGGTAGGATACCAAACCAAGGGATCCTCTTGGTCCGAAAACCTGATTAGAAGGGGGTCTTGAACCCCGTCTCCTTGAGTGGCTGATGAACTACTGTTTACCCCATCACAGCCAAACGCTATTACATGACGGTCTTGGTCTGAAACTAAAACTTGCTTTGCAATTGTAGGCACACTTCTTGCGCTAGCGTCACGAGTACTAAGCTCAACAGCGCGAGTACTAACCGTATTGGTGGCGTCCCAGTAATAAATACTACTGTCTCGAGGGTTTATGATTAAATCTTCCCCAAAATTATCGTGTTCCCAAAGCCGTATTTCTGTTGTGGTTGTTACGCTTGCCGCCGACCCCCACGTGCCTCTGCCCCACGTACCTGCGCCCCAGCCGGTACCGCCAACAGTTGTATCAAGACCCACGTTGATTTGATATGCGCCTACGACGCTTGCCCCGCCGTTTCCTGTATCCGAAGCATTTGCCGTAACGCTAACAGAAATAGTGTAGGTGTCTGCGTCTACCACAGAAACAACTTGATGCTCAGCGTTTAATATTTCCGCCGTTACATTTCCGCCTAAGCTCACAGCCCCACTAAATGTAACAAAGTCGTTTTGCTGACAACCGTGGCTTGTGTCCGTTACTGTTATTACGGAACTGCCGTTTGTGGCAGAAAAGGTAACATCCCCTGCGGAAGTTGTTTCACGTAGGGGGGTGATATCGTAAAAGATCGTGCCTTCTTCGATGTAATATTTCAGGTGTGTACCAACCCCAAGGTAATTTGACCCATCTAAAGCCACCCAGTTATGTAAAGCACGAGCAGATCCCAAGTACGTACTTGAACTGTATTTTCCCCAACCACCCATTTTTTCAGGGTAGCCAAATCTAAATCTAATTTTGTCACAATCAAACCAGCCCCCCTCATTACTGTAGGAGGTGACTTCTCTGTTAATACCCGGTTTGAACTGTAACTTGGTTAAAGGCATTGGGGTTCACCTAAGTCTTGATAATGTAGTTCAAAATAAGTGTAGGCTGTACATTGTTGTGTGCAGTACCTGAACCGATAGTTTCCGAAGGAGCAATTTGAATTGTGTCACCATCATTACCATAGCCCAGTGAATATGCAGTGGGACTGTTGTAACTCTGATATATAGACAAAGGCTTGTCGTAAGTTTGTGAACCCTCTCTGTACTCTGCACCATTCCCCTGAGTGGCACTTGCTAAATAGTGGCTGTGAGCCGCTAACTCGGCCTCAGTTAGCGTGTGCGTTTCATCACCCCCTGAAGCACCTAATGTGTCGCCATCAACACCCCCGCTTTGACCCGTTAGGCGATCTGCTGAAGTTCCGCCCATATCGTCTTGACCCGCAATAGTGCGACCCCGCAAATCAGGAACATTAAAAGTAGTGGACCCATCCCCTGAACCATAAGTCGTGCCAAGTACAGCAAACAAGTCAGAGTAGGTTGTTCTGCTTACAGCTTGGCCATACAACAACAGCCACCCAGAAGGAGCCGATGTTCCTGCATAGGGCATAATCATACCTGATAGGAGGGCTACGGGAGGGGTGGTATAGCTGAACGAACCATCACCATCACTGGTAACATACTGTCCAGCTGTACCATTACCTGAAATATTCAAAGCCGCCGCCCCAACAGAGTCGTCAATAAGCTCATCTGCACCAACAGAGTCGTCAGCCATTTTTGCGTTAGTAACAGCGTCAGTAGCAATCTTTGCTTCGGTAACAGCGGCGGCATTTATCTTCGCAGTTGTTACATTATTGTCTGCAATTTTTGCTGTTGTTACAGCATTATCAGCTAATTGCGCGGTATCAATATCCCCGTCAGATAAAGTCGAAATGCTGTTTACGGCTGCTGTAGATCCCGCACCGTCAGCAAAAATAATGGCCTGTTTGCCGTTCGCAACAGTAACATTACTACCCGAGCCTTGTGTAAAGATAGCGGACTGACCAGAGTTGTTGGCGACAAAGTACAGTTTTTCCTGATCGTTGGGAGAAATGGTAATGGTGTTTGTACCAGAAGGTGACCCACCCAAAACCAAAACTTTATGGCCGCCTTCAGAGAGCGCTCCATCAGAAGTTGTAAGCGTATGGGTCGTGCCTGCCAGCGTGATATCAACAACGCCGTTGATTCCTCTATCAATAATATCAAAGTTTGTATTAGTTGTATCGCCCCAAGCCCCCGACTGTTCACCGGTGGTTGGTTTTTCTATGCCTAAATTAGCTGTATATGTTGATGCCATTTTGCTTACCCTTTAGTCTAAGCCGCTATTTTACTCCACGTTGGTGTTTGGCTTGGTGACACATCAGCCCAACTTGGGTTTTGATCCGGAACTATTCTTCCATACACTAGCACATTTCCAACTAATCCGGTAGCAGATATCCCTATTGGAATTACATCCGCATCTGCTTTTACAGTTACAGAACCTACTGCTCCGGTAGCAGAATTACCCGTAACGGCTACATCCGCATCTGCTTTTACAGTTACAGAACCTACTGCTCCAGTGGCCGCAATACCCGTGGCTGGAACATTTGCATCAGCAGTAACCGTTACAGAGCCTGTTGCTCCAGTAGCGGCTTCACCCGTTGGGAATACATTCGCTTCTGCCGCTACCGTTACACTGCCTACTGCACCGGTGGCCGCGATTCCTGTAGCAGGAACATTTGCCTCACCAGTTACATCAACACTGCCAACTGCGCCAGTAGCGGCCTCCCCTGTGACCGCAACATCCGCATCTGCTTTTACAGTTACACTGCCGACTGCGCCAGTAGCGGCTTCACCCGTTGGGAAAACATTTGCTATACCTGTCGCTGTGACTGTACCAACTGCGCCAGTAGCGGCTTCACCTGTAGGACTAACAACGGCTTCCGCAACTACAGTAACAGAACCTTCGCTACCAGTAGCCGTTTCACCCGTAACAGAAACATTTGCTTCCGCAACAATAGAAACACTGCCAACCCCTGTCGTACCAACTAAACCAGTAACAGGGATATTAGCAACACCTGTAGCCGTAACTGTCCCAACACCACCTGTGGCAGAAACACCAGTGACAAATACATTAGTATCGGTCGCACCCTGCGCGGATAAAGCATCATTAGATAGGGTGGTAATACCTAGCATTTAAATCTATCTCCACCGAGGACCAAAAAACCACGCTACTAAAGATTTTCTTACGCCTTTTGTTACAGGCAACACTCTGTGTTGGAGGTATGAAGGGAACACCAAAACAGTGCCTTTATTTTTTGCCATAGGGTTTTCACACTCTGAAAACTCAAATGTACCTCCTTCATACTCTTCCGGATCAGACAGCTGGATAGTTATTGAAATTTTGCGGTCACACGCTTTATCTGACCCCCAATGGATATCGTGATGCCAGTCGTAATGACCCCCCTCTTCAGCGTGGTATTCTGTGTATTGCATCTCTGCAAGGTTATGCACATCAAATGAAAAAGCCGCAAGATTAGCACTTTTCACATATTCAAACAGCAAATCTCTTAATTTTTGGTCATGCAACCATTTTACAGTGCTACTTCGTACTGTTTTATCTGGGTTATTACCTGAAAAAACTCCGGCCTCTTTCGCTTCTGCCTTGTCTGCTAATTCTTGAACATACTCAAGCATCTCTGGCGGAGCACTACCATTCCACATTTGCCATAATTGTCTCATTCCACCAATATCCAGCCTTGGGAGTGGTCTGCTTGATAAACATCCTCATCCCAAACATATACACCCCCGCCCGATGGGTAGGGTAAAGGGCATTCCCATGTATATGTAGTTTTGTTTAAAGTCCATGAAGGATATGGTTGTGAGGCATAAAACGCATCCCCCGAAATATCGTATAAATACCCAACCCCTGCAAAATGATAACGCTTTGCAGATTCCCCATTAGCATCTTTATAGGTTATTAACCAGCGTCCCGGAGAAGTATCAACAAAAGTGTTAAAAACACTTTCGTCAGCCTCCATTGCTCTAGCCACAACCTCTTCTACTACTTTTACATAATGTGCCATCGTAAAACCTATGCCGAATAAGTGCCTGAAGAAGTAAACTTAATAACGGTATCCGCTCCATCTGTTGTTACCGTTGGGGAGCCTGTAGTTGTCCCAGTATAATTAAGAGTAGGGACACGAATAATCACTACGCCATTACCGCCGTCACCCGCAACCCAACTGGATGAGTAACCCCCGCCGCCACCGCCGCCAAGTCCGTCAGTGCCATCGTCACCAACATAATTGGCATTATATGCACCACGACCACCGCCGCCAGAGCCAGCCGCGCCGCCGGGAACCGTCTCGGAACCGCCACCGCCGCCGCCAGCGTAAGTTACGGAAGAGCCCGTAATAGAATTGGCTTCTCCGGAACCGCCATTGCCGCCACGAGTACCGCCGAGACCATTTTCACCACCCGCGCCTTTACCACCACCGCCGCCACCCGACACGGTGGCTGAAGAAGAACCACTACCGCCATTGTTGCCTTGCCCCGCTGTTCCTGCGCCACCTGCTTGACCATTATAGTCACCACCGCCGCCAGAGCCACCTGCACGACCTGCCGCCGAACCGCCGCCGCCACCGCCGACAGAAGTAAAAGTAGAAAAAGTAGTTCCGCTAGTAGAAAGGGAAGAATTACCACCGTCCGACCCGGAGGTATCATTACTTGTTGCTCCCGCGCCGCCTGTACCCACCGTGGCAGTAATAGTGTCTCCTGCACCAAGAGTAATGCCTGACCCAGAAAGCATCCCCCCAGCACCACCGCCGCCGCGCATACCACCGCCACCGCCGCCAGCAACAACTAAATAGTCCGCCAAATAACTTGCTGTTTGGTCGCCCACAACTTCCCACGCTGAACCTGTATATATTTTTACAAGACTAGTGGTGGTGTTAAGGATCATGTCCCCTGTTGTTAAGCCAGAAGAAGGGTCTGAGGATTCGGTAGGGATGGTCATATCAGCGTTGAAAACAACATCACCTGTAAAAGTACCTCCGGGAAAAGGATCCCCGGACGGTCCAGTCGGTCCAGTCGGTCCAGTCGGTCCAGTCGGTCCAGTCGGTCCCGGAGGTCCTGCTGGTCCCGTCGGTCCAGTTGGTCCCGGAGGTCCTGCTGGTCCCGTGGAGCCTGTCGGTCCAGTCGGTCCGGTCGGTCCGGTCGGTCCGGTCGGTCCGGTCGGTCCTACCAAAGCGACATTAGCTACTGTTCCTTTACGGATAGCACCCGCAGTAACATCATAAACAGGTATTAAGTCTGTACTTTGAAAACTGGTTTCCGTGGTTAAGCCGTTAATGTCCATATTAACAGTGACGGTTCCAGAAGTCCCCCCGCCTGAAATACCTGTGCCAGCAGTAACACCTGTAATATCGCCAACATTAGAAGTCCACCCAGCATCATTATTCATGCCAGAAAGATTAATATTGGCTTTAGTCAACTTGCGTTGGACATTACTCGCATCTACAACTACAAAAAAGTCACCATCGCCATCTGTGGTAGAAGTAGTCAACTCTGACAAATCTACATTGATAGTAACTGTCGCCGTTTCTGAGCCGCCACCTGATACATCAATAGCACTACCCGCTGTGATATCAGCGACATAATTGCCTGTTGTATCCGTACCTAACGCAACAGAGTTTGCTTGGATAGTAGTGGTAAGCGTTATATTGCTCGTACCATCAAAACTGACACCTGTGGCCGCTACATCGCCACTCAAGGCAATAGTGCGACCTGTGGCTAACGCTGTGGCCGTAGCCGCATTGCCCGTAATGTCAGAAGAGATGGTAGCGGGAAGCCGTGCATCATCCACTGTTCCACTAGCAAGGTTGCTGGCATTTAAGTTGGTTAAAGCACTACCATTAGCGGCAATGAGGTTATCACTACCGTCAAGGTAAACGGCTTTATCAGCGGGATAGGTGATAAATATTTCTTTGGCTGAAGACGTGAAACTAACTTTTGCCCCTGAGTTTGTGCTGGCTAACACCGTAGTTCTCTGCAAAGTAGTTGTGCCAGACACAAAAGTACCAAGCCCTACTTCGTAATCGGAACCCTCAACACAAACATAGTAAGTCGTATCACTATTAGACAAAGCAGAACTAAAGGTTGAAAACCCCGTAACTGCCCCAGCTAGTACGAAATCCGAAGTACCAGAGGTGGTGGTTGTTTCTTTTATCCTATCCGCAATGACAAGTGCCATTTTGGCCCCCTATCTAAGCAATTCGGATAATGGCGTTACTCGCATCCGCAGTTGGGAACTGAATAGTAAAATCACCCGCTGTTGATGTTTTATCTCCACCAAAGGCGAGAACTACTACTGAGTCCGTTGTGCTGGAACCTCCGCCTGTTGTGGTGTTATAGATAAGCGCACCATTAGCTGTAATTGTTGCCGTGCTAAAAGTAAGATCGTCAAAATCTGTAAGCGCTGTCGTACCACTAGTAGTTGGGGTTACATTAGTTAGCGTTCCGCCACCTGCACTGTAACCTGTTCCGCTAACTTCGTTAGTTACGCTGTAGTCAGTGGTGCTTGCACCAAGAGTTGCACTGCTTGTGTACAGCGCGAGTTTAAAAGTGTGCCCAGTAGACGCAGTAAAGTCGTGCTTTGCTTGCAGCAACTCCTGCTTAAACGAGGTGCACATTGCCTGAGTAATAGCCATTATAGCCTCCTTATCGCTTCAGCCAAATCCGGATGCCCTGCATCCATTAACTTATTATATACAGTAGTTCTATCACTTCGAATAGCCTCCCGCATATAAAACGCCACAACCTTTTCCATGTGCTTTTCAAAGGCTTTGGCTTGATCACGGATAGGCGCTGGAGCCGTATCCGAAATTGAGATTAATTTTTTTACACACCGTTGCGCCACTTCATCTGGAGTAAAACCGCGGTTTTCCGTAGTTGTAACAGAAACAACGGGGGTTTCTGGAACGTTGACGTTCATCTTAAACATCATGTCTTCTCCCGATTAAGTAAGCCTGTCCGATAAGCATCTGTTTCCTCAAGAGCCTCGCCAAAGTTTTTAATCCTAGACGCGGCTTCTACAAACATTTTTTCGTACTGCTGAATTACGTCCGGCTCACCTTTCATAAAGGTGTACGCTTCTAACAAAGCCCCGTACAAAAGCGCACGAGGGGCGTTAACGCTAAGCCAAGTAGTCCCACTATCTGCCCCAGCGGTCAGGCTATTTGGACGATAAAAGTAATGAAGCTCGGCTACGTAGTCATCATTCGGTGTCGGGGCAACAACAAAGTTGGAGATATCAAAAAACGCATAGTATTTTGGCGCTCCCGTTGTAGTTGGATTGGGCGTGTAACTTTGAAGAAAGTTTACGTCTTTGTACAACAAAAACTCATTGCTACTGTCACTTACAATAGATAAAGAAAACGGAGCAAGAAAATCTGTGGGAACCGCTAAATACTTGTTGCCAGAAGTTAACGACCCCGTCACATTTTTGCGGAAAAACATAAGCTGTGCACTTTTCAAAATGCGTTCTTCCGCGCCATCAATGAAGTCATCCAAGTGGTTCACAAAGGTCGTCTCTTGGTTTTCTGTGTAGTCCTGAATTGCCGTTTTCAACTCAGCGTATGTAAAACTCATATCACCACCGTAACGCTACCCACAGACCCTATCATCCGTGTGTCCTCGCCCCTATTAGGAAAACCACCCCCACCAACGGGCACATCAAGAGGCTCAACCCTGTCCGGCCTAGCCTCTTTTAAAGCCTCTGCATCCGTAACCTTACGAAAAGGCCCTAATTGCGGATGTTTTGGCTCCCATTCATCCTTGCCGACAAGCAACCCATTCCACTCTTTACGCATATCCTTATACCGATACCGGAAACCGGATCGGTCAGATATGGCATACGAGTCTTTTCCTGTCGCGTACTTAGCCATCAAGTTGTCCTAAAATACTGGTATTGAGGAACAACATTAAAGGAAGCCCTATCCCGGTCTTCTGTAGCCGCCCGCTCAAACTCTTCTTCGTAAATCGCCTTCAAAAGCTGTACTCGATTTGGTGCACGTTTGACGGCAATGTAATAAGCCAAACCTGCCGCTAAGCACGGATAAAACCGAAACGGCACTTCCATCGTATTGATGTAGGTGTCAGCGTCCTCAATGCGCGTCAACGCATCATAAATAACCACGTCTGTACTGTTGTCCGGAACAGGCCAGAGCTTTAGTTCTGGCGTAACCTGCCGGTCAAGGAAAAACTGATTAGCCCTGCTTTCCGTAGTCTTAGTCGGAATAGACAGATATTCGTCCCGGCTTAACCGCTCAAGCGCATAATCTGTGCCACTACGCCGCACGATAACAGACAAGATGTCAATCACGTCTGGGTCCAAAGAGTAATTACCCGTACCTTGTGTAACCGTGATACTGCGCTGGGCAATAGTCCACTGGTTTAATCCACGGTTAGCCCAATCCGCCAACATGAGGTTGAGCGACCGCTTGGCAGACTTGAGATCATAGCCAGTACGAACCTCAAGACCACAGCGCTCAAACGCCTCCTCAATATAGTCGGAAACGTCTAACTCAAAATCTGTGCTGCCGGATGTAGCCATTTTACTTCTTCTTCACCATTCCGCCGCCGCGCATCTTTTTAACCATGCCACCGCCGCGCATCTTCTTTACCATGCCGCCACCGCGCATCTTCTTTACCATGCCGCCTTTTTTCATCATTTTACGTGGTTTCATCGCCATTTTTCAGTCTCCTGTAAAGATCGTTACGTCTCTGAAAGATATCTTCAGCGTCATACTCTTCCAGATACTTGTCATAATAGCCTTTTTTTACCAGTTTGTCTGCTGATTCCTGCACTTTGGACAAACGCTGCACAAAAATCATTGCATACTCGTCTTCAACTAAGTGCATAAAGCTTTGGTCGTCAATGAAGTCGTTGGCCTCATCATGTGGATGAAAACCCATCAACCAGATATCCCTGTCTATAAAAACGCCGTTTGATATAGCATCGTTCATAAGCTCCAGATACTCGTGAAATTCATCCGGGTCTTTTTTAAACGACATATCTACAATAATTACTAAGTCAAAAGCGTCTTCCCATTGAGATACCGTGCTGTACAACACCTGCATATTAGTGTCATACTTAAATAGAATAAGAACCTTGTCGTCTTCCCAAGCCTTCTGAGCATAAGGACAGGGTGGTAATCCGTTATAATACGGATTAGGCTTTTGCAAGGTATGTACAGACCAAGCTAAAATTTCTTGGCATATCTCGCTTTCTTTATCTATGTAAAACGCTGTATTCTTCATGCTTGTGACACCGATCCTTTCGTTCGTTTGCGCCGCCCGTTCATAACAGCGCCACAACCACGTGCCACAGCCGTTCCGGGGATACTACTGCCACGAAACTGGCGTTTTGCCTTAGTTTCATAGCCCGCAACGCCCCCGTTAGCCATCTTTTTTACTTTAGCCGCTTTGGTATTAGCGACGACAGTTTTTCCCTTAGAACCTTCACGC